TACTCATCAAATCCAACAGCACGAAGAAAACTCTTGAAGAGTTCAAAATACTGATGAGTAGTCAAGTCTTGTGCAGGTGCTTCAATAGTAATCGTCTGCTTATCTACGGTTTCAGGAAAATACCTGTTGTGAGATGCTTCTGTGTCGTTGATGTAAGAAAACTTGATGGTTGCGTTGTAAGACATGGTTTTATTCGATTACCCCCATACTATAAGACCCCTGACTGCGAAAGTCAAGGGTCAGTGGACGGTTTTTCAGGTGTCTGCTTAGACTTCGTAATAAGCACTAATCACTTTATCATCCCATGCACTCGGTAGTTCGTGCTCTCGGGATTTCATATGATTTAAACCTGAAATTGGAAGTTCAAGTAACTCTGGGTCGTGCAGCACTCCATCTAACTGCTTTCTTTCGTTTTCTGTATGCGGATATCTAAATGCTCCGCTATGCCAACCTTCTGTATTCCTATAAGTTCTAGACATAATGTTTGTGAATAAACACAATACTAATTATATCACTTATTGAATTCTTTTTCAAGTTCCTTTGCAATTCTTAAGGAACGACGCCACATAAGATGTTTTACAATTGGATTTGCAGGATTGTGAAGCAACCACCACTTTTGTTTTTCGTATTGGAATCTTAAGATCTTAGAGACTAAGGTGACAGCATATGCTACACTATCATCCGTTGCTACAAGGTAGAAGACGAAGATAAAGATTCCAAACCAAAAGTAGTAGGCGGTCATATAGCAAATTTTTATTTTACTATTTAATCAAGTTTACAGAAATGTTTCTAATGATGATGTACTTGATTTTACTTTTTTTGGTTTGGATGCCTTAATCTGTTTTTGAATGTAAGATTTAGCAGTCGCAAGAGTTCCAACAACATGAACCTGCTCCCCATTGTGAAGGATCATAAACTTTTTTCCAAAAGGAACTGCAGCCCACATGCCATCATTTGACACATAACCCTGAGGATCTCCAGGAGTTGGACCAAGAATGCTGGGAAAATCAATAAAAGGTTTTTGAAAACGTTCACTCATCAGAATACTGCGGTTACACTCATAAATTTTGCGGTTGGATTACGTGCAAGAGCAGTGCGCTTTGCATCTTCATAGTCACGCGCCTGAACTTCTTCATAAAAGACTTTACCAGCAACATAAAGTTTAACTTGGCATTTCATTGAGAGGAACCTCTGTTGGTTACATGAATATTATAACAGAAAGGGGACCCCTAAGGATCCCCATGTGACAGTTATGAAAGTGTCATACCCAATTATCAGTTGGGGTTATATGCCTGCCAAACGTTGGGAAAGAACGTTTTCAGATCAAGTTTAGCAACACCTCGTTCTGCGGCGAAGCGGTTATATGCGCGAAGAATATAATTGTAAGCCACACTTTCTTCCCACAGACCAGAAATTCTGGGTTTGCTAAGATGAGTCATTGTCTCACCATCAATTTGAATCATTTTATCGTGCCTGTTCCAATATGTTTTGATAGAAAACTCAAGATGTTCCCGATCAAAGATAATGTTGTCAGAAACTGCTAATTGATCTGCACGATAGAAAATATAAGCAACACCTTTTAGATCATAAGCGTTTACAATTTTGGCACGTTTAAGATCTATAACTGCATATTTGGAGTTGGTATAGCATTCTTGAAGAAGACTGCAAGATTTTTTGAGATATTTTGCCCAAGGTGCCATTGAAGTGGGTTTTGTACCAAAAATCAAAGAAAAAACTGCAAAACCTTCTATGCTGTAACGATTGGGTTCTGTTGGAAATACTTTGTATGAATTTGGCATCAGATCAAGTTTTAGATCATCCAATTCATTGTAAATGCGAATGCAATCACGGTTATTTGCATGATACCCAATAAAGAAGTTTTCTTCTGGATTGCTCTTCTTTGATTTGTTATTTACTGCATCATATCCAAAAGCACAAATCTCTTTCGCAGTTTTTGTAGATCCTTTCTTGACAATAGTTTTGGCGAAAGGAACAGCGAAATCTAGATCATCTGCGTTATCAAGAAGTGCGGCTAAAGAATGTTGCTGATCAAATACAATGTTGCCGTAGTTTTCATCTGAAACAGATTGAAATACTCCACGAACGGAAAGATCAAACCCACGACGAGAAATTTTCTTACTATGAGTTTTTGTAAATTGGCGTTGTGCTTCAGTCAAAACTCCTGCTTCTGCAATCTTGCTTTCTGTGAGAACTTGAATTGCGTTATCGCTTTCATACAGTTTGATTTCAGGAACATGATCTGAGTTTTGTTGAATCAGATGATATTGCTCAATGACCTGTTCACGAAGTGGAAAAACTCGTGAAAGTTCTGCTCCTGCAAGTACAGGTTTTTCTACACCGCCTTTCTTCATAGACATAAGATTGTCCATGATTGTGCGGAATTTGTTATTTAACATTAAATAATTACCTTTTTGAGATGGCGGTTAATTTTGGATTATTGGAGGAAACCTTTTCCCCAATCCATATTAAAAGAATAACATCTTTGGATAGACATGTCAAGCCCCCTGTCGAAAAATCAGCGTTTGATCACACTGACAGCAGGTTCGCCCTGAACAAAGATAGTGTCCACGACTGCCTGCAGTTTCTTGGCGGTTGTAATGCCAGTGTTACTGTACACGGGAACATGAACAAATCCATATGCCTTGTGATAGTTCTTCAATTGTCCAGGAATCAGAGACCCTTCTGAGAGGCGCCTAGCATCGTCTGTATGGAGGCGAATCACACGACCGATAGTCTGTGCCATGGCAATGTAGTCCATGTTCCTCATGAGCACACAGGAGGTCAGACCAGGGCAGTTGATACCTTCACTCAGGATCGAATAGTGAAGAAGAATGAATTTCTTCTCAGAATCCTTACCCCATTCAGTCAGAGTATCAAAGAACACTTCACGACCAACCTTCTGATTGTTGATGAATGCACCATACTTTGCAGTGATCCACATCACATCATAACCATGAGACTGCACTTCAGTCATGAATTCAGTTTCTGCAAGCATCCGCATGAGAACCTTAGTGTTTGGTGCGGCCACCAACACCTTCTCCATGTTATCCTCATTGAGAATCGTGTCAAGTAGGGTCATGCAATCACGTTCCGCAGCAAACTCTTGGTCACGGTAAACGTTCATAGAATGCACTTGAATTTGAGGAGGAAGAATGTATCCACCATTAACCAATTCAGGTGCAGAAACATTACAGATCACTGGACCATAAATTGCACTATCATTCATTCCAGGTTTGGATGCAACAGCAGAATGCTTTGGAGTTGCAGTAAAGAAATAGGAACGATTCGCACAATCACTGAAATGTTTGGTAGGTTCAAAGAAGTGTCGTTGAACTGAATTATGTGCTTCATCAAAATAAATGGTATGAATAGGAATACCAGATCGTTGAATCTGAATCAGTGAATGATAAGTCGTAAAGATCAGTTTATGACCTTTGACCTGATAATTCCAAGCAAAGATCTTACTTGGATTGGTTGTACTAAAGTGATGTGTCTCACCAGAATGCACGTGCATCACAGAAGCATTTGTAATATGCTCCAAGAACTCTGCAGACAACTGCTCTGCCAGCATGATTCTTGGAGCCACCACTACAATCTTCTGAGGAACATTACTGGAAAACTCTCTGATAGCATCAGCGATCATGGTCAGAGTCTTACCACCTCCAGTGGTCATGAGCACTTGACCTTTGCTGTGCTGCTTCATGGCATCGTAAGCACGGTCTTGATGGGGACGAAGAATCATGGGTTTCATTGTGTATGGGACCATTATAACACTAAAAAACCCCCTGTGATGGGGGTTCAGTGGACGGTTTTTAAAGTGTCCTATAGATCCTTAAAGCTTCATCTTCAAACCCAACAAAGGTACTCTAGCAGTATTTTAGAAAAGTGTCAAGCTTGTAGAACCAACACCAACAACAGTGAATGTTAATCTATTTCCAACTGTAGTAATTTTCACTGCAGTTCCAATACCACTACTAAATCCATTGATCGATGTTACAATACCTGCTGTACCGTTTATAGTTACTCCAGTACCAACTCTGATATCAGTAGCAGTTACTATGCCAGCATTAATATTATTAAGATTTGTAGTTTCTGTAAATGGATTGGTTAGATTATTCCATTTAGTTCCATTATAATTTTCAACTGACTTAGATGTGCTATTATAGATTAATGCACCTTCTGCAGTTGAAATTCCATTCGGTCCAGCAGTTGTATTTGGAGCAATATAGAAATTGAGTTTATCTGATGTTGAAACAGTTGGTAGAATTATGTAACGGTATGATTTGTCGGGATTTCCAGCAAATCTAAAATCAACCGTAGATTTTGGTGCAGTTGTCCCAATACCAATCGCTTGACCAAGAATAGTTCCTGATGAGGCATCTACACTAGTGGGCCCAATAGTTGGTGTGGGCCATTCAATATCTGTCCAAATAAAACTGGTTCTGACTCCTATAGCACCATCGTTGAGTACTATAAATCCTAACTGAGAACTCGTAGAAGAAGCTTTAAAAACATATGGAAAAGGCACATTGGTTGTACCAATTCCAATTGAATTTGTTACATTTAATTGGGAAATATTTGCATTGAAAAATGTAGATACGCCCGTATTGGCATATACATTTCCAGTAAGATTTCCTTGAATATTTGCAAATAGGGTGTTAGTAAATGTGGGACTAACTCCAAATGTAGTATTTCCATATAGAGTAGTATTTCCTTTTACCTCAAGATTACTTCCAAAATATGCACTATCAGTAACTGTTGAAGTTCCTACAACATGAAGTCTATTTGTTGGATTTGTAACTCCCAATCCAAGATTTCCACCATAAGTCAATGACATTAAAATAGAATTTTGACCTCCATAAATCCAATTAAAACTTCCAGTTCCTAATCCACTAATTGTTCCTAAATGAAGATAACTATTGATATTTCCATAGGAATAATTTATAATATCTAAAGTATGTTGAGTACTGTATGGATATATCCCAGAAGTATTTCCATATTTAATTTCCGCATTTTGCCCCAAACGATCAGTAGACCTACCTATAGCAACATAAGATTCTGCAGAGGCACTTGTTATTCTTACACTACATGTAGAATTTTGTCTAATATGAACATTTTCAAATACATTACTTAAATCTAGTGTTCCAATGCCAACATTACCAGTGACATATGCAACTGTCGATGTTGAAATCCCCAATCTAGAATAATCACTATAAATGCTATTAACATTAATATTTGGAAATCCTGTTAGATTTGATGCTAATGATGAAGTTCCAGTTACATTTCCAATAAGATTTCCACTAAAACCAGATGATGCGGAGATTGATCCACTAACACTAATATTTTGTGGCAATCTGGCATTATCTAAAGTTCCGGAAGAAATATTACTTGCATTAACTTGTGTTATTCCAATTCCAGATCCATAAAAAGAACCTGAAGTAGTACTACTTCCAACACTAATATTTGATACTCCAGTAATATTTCCATTATTAATAGAAACTACTCCTGCCGTAACAATTCCACTAACACTAATATTTTGTGGCAATCTGGCATTATCTAAAGTTCCGGAAGAAATATTACTTGCATTAACTTGTGTTATTCCAATTCCAGATCCATAAAAAGAACCTGAAGTAATACTTTGTCCTGCACTTATGCTTCCTACCGCACTAACAATTCCAGTGATACTAATACTTTGTGGTAATCTGGCATTATTTAAGGTTCCAGAAGAAACATTACTTGCGCTGATTGATGTAATGTTTGATCCATCTCCAAAGAAATTACTTGCTGTTATACTACCTTGTAACAAAGCATCTTGCCCATATAGATCGTCTGCTGAAGTAATACTACCAGCTACACTAATAGTTTGTGGCAATCTAGAATTAGTTAATGTTCCTGAGGAAATATTACTTGCATTGATTGTGGTAATATCCGAACCAATACCCACAAATTTGAATCCAGTAATAATACCAGAAGCATTAATTGAACCAGAGGCAGTAATTGATCCATAGGTAATAATTGAACCAGCGGTAATAATTGTACCATTCGAATTAATTCCTACACCAGATTGTCCTGCACCAACATTTCCACCAATTTGTAAGGTATAATATGGAAGAGTTGTACCTATTCCAACATTTCCTGCGGCATAGATGCTAGTATAACCAAATCCAGGATCAACATCTATCCATTGTGAAGTTGGCAAATTAAGGAGTCTTCTACCATCACCATAATAAGTTATGATACCAGAAGTTGCTGTTACAATACCTGATGTTATTGAAACAATTCCAACATTTAATCTGTTTGAACTAATGATTGGAGCAGTAATAGTTGGTGAGTTAATTGAAGTTGCTGTAAGAAAACCAGAAACTTTGACAGTTCCATAAACGTCTAAGACTTCTCTTGGAATACTTGTTCCAATTCCCACCAATCCATTCGAATTGACTATAAAATTACTATTATCAACTTGTACCCCATTTCTAAAATTAAATGACTTATTATAATTTGCCATCTTCTAGATACATTTTTAGTTATTTATTAATTCAACTTCTGTGGATTTTTTCACATCAACCATTAAAAATTTCATTGCAGACTGGGAATAATTATATCCTTCATGAATATAATCCATAACTTCAAATACCTTTGGTTCTCCCTCATTCCAATAAACCTTCTCTCCACCCCAAATCATATAACATAATTCTTTATCGGGAATTTGTAAAGGTATCTGAATTCTTTTATATGGTTCTCTATAGATATTTGGATCTCGGTGCGGGCCCAGTTCTGTTCCAGAATCAAATGCTGCAAACATTGAAAAAATAATTTCCGAATTATCATAAATGTTTTCAACTTCGATATTCTTAATAATCTTCTTTCTAATATACTTAACAACAGAATTTCCACATTTACTTATCGATTCACCTTTTACCCAACAATATGAAATGGGTTTATTTGAATATCCTTCGGCAGTTGGAGCAGTACGATAATAAACCTGACTATCTTTTGCCCATTGATATAATGTTTGTAAATCTTGTTTTGTTATCATTTTTTATTATTATAGAATATAAAAAATTCCCAATACATCTTTATCATTCATATTTAAATTATATTTCTTATTGGCGTATATCTGCGAATAATCATATCTTTTTAACTTTTTATTATTTACTATTGGATTTCCGTCTAAACAAAGAATAAAAGTTTTCTTGGATCCAAAAACAAGATCATCATCATTTGAAGTAATTATTTTATATGCCCATTTAACATCTTTATCTAATGTATTAAACCCAATAAGAAAAAAATCACTATCAGATGCGAATGATACTCGGTCATTTACATAATCTCGAACATCTGCAATTTCTTTTTTATTAGCATCTAAAGTTATTGGATTAGGATCAAAGATTCTACCAAATTTTCCAGATCCATATACTCCATAATAAAAAATAGTATATCTTTCATTTGGATGTTCGGAAATTACATATCCAGATTCCCCTATATTAACGCATAAAGAAAACTCATCACAATTTCTAAAAAATCTTTTACATTTTGGATCATTTAAATCATTCATAATTATAATTCAGTTTCACCTTCCTCTTCAAAAAGATCAATTTCATCCATTGATGGCAATTCCCCTATAAGAATAGTGGAAACTAAGTGGTCAACCTCAGCAACAACAACTTTATTTAAATGATTTTCAATTGATGGAATTTTTTCCAATTCACTTTCCATATTTCCTTCCATGATTGGTTCTTCAGATTCTTGTGCCTTCATTGAACTAAATCCAGATTTCATAATACTACAAATAAATTTTTCATAATCGGTGAAATCTAAATTTACACAATCAACCATTACCGAATAATAGTCATCAATATTTTTGGGCGCCCTCTGTCTACAATACTTAACTTCAATTTGTTCTACCCCATGTTCAGTTTCTGGATAATAATTTACAATTTTAAATGCTACTTTCATGATTCCTCTTGCATTGTTGCCCACGACGTGACAATATATTTATTCTGTTCTATGGGTGGATTTCCCCTATGAGTATGAGTAAATCCTGCAGGAAAGATGAGAACTTTTCCTTGTTCTGCATTTATTCTTTTGTTTAAGTATAAAAACTCCGTCTCCCCACCTTCCTTAACTGTATTAAGATATAATTGTATTACTAATACTCTATTTGAACTTGCATATGTTCCATTTTCATAATGCCAAGTATGGGATCCTCCCCCACTATCAATTTTTGTAGCTTTTATATCATATAATAAAAATTTGTTCTGCGCTAAGATAGAATATTTTGCCAAATACTCTTCAATATACTCCTTAATATTTGGAAGAAATAATTCTCCAATCCAACTCCAAGATTTTAAATTGTAAAAATGTGTAAAATTTATTGAATTGTCATCAATTTTGTGCTTAAAATTCCGACTTGGAACAACAATTCCCCTATCTTCAAGTAAGTCGATATGTTCAATTAATTGTTCACAAAAATTTTGAGAAAATGCATTTTCATATGTGCCCAAAAAATTGTCATGATTTTTCATATTATTGAAATAATTTAAAAATATTTATAATTAGGTTTAAAAATCAACTATACCCCAAGTTCAGATCCAGAAATTGGATTACCAGTTATGGTATAACTGCCTCCGATACTATAGTTAACAATAACTCCATATCCATTAGAACCTGCTCCACCACCACCATTAGCAACTACATTACCAACTCCACTGCCGCCATTTTGGGCGGATGTAGATGAATCTCCACCATTACCACCAGTACCACCAGCAGCATAACCTCCATGATTTCCTCCACCTCCTCCAGCACCTCTCACAGTGGTTCCAGCGGAACTTCCCGGTCTTCCCCCTACCGCTGTTCCACCACCACCATTGCCGCCGCCGCCCGCAGGCAGGCCTGCTCCACCGCCCCCACCTCCTCCGGATGCTGACCATGTTCGTCTGCTTTTTTTACCACCTGTTGCACTTCCAGCACCTCCTCCACCGCCTCCACCACCATAACCACATTGTATAAGTCCATTATTTGTGATTGCAACTGGATATTCAACTATTAGAGCACTAGTTCCAGGTTGTCCATTAATGTCACCACCCGCACTGCCATCACCACCTCTACCGCCGCGGCCAAGAATATATCCATTACTAGCAACATTCATTAACAAAGTTGTGTCTGCATCCCAGGATCCCGTAGCAAGGGAACCATCGCCCTGCCCCTGGGCGTAATAATTTGCAACTGTACCATTTACATTAATAATTACTTTTTTACCACTACTATTGGATGGTGGACTTATAAATCCACCAACAGTCTCTGCATAAGTTCTATTGACATAACGAGACCTTGCATTAAGTCCACTATATGAAGTGTATGTTAATAGTACTGTATTTAATCTTGTGCTATAAAAATCACTAAATTTTATTTCTCCCGACTGTGGAATTCCTTCGGCAAGTGGAAGATTAGTCAAACTACCAATACTTTTACTCATTCTATATGCACCAAGATTTCTTCCTGGTGGAAATCCGTGTTCTTGAGAAATTTCAGAAAAACTTAATGAACCAGATGCTTTTATAGTCATATTACCTTAAGTTTTTTATGTATTTATATTTTATGTAAATTTTTTCCAATATTTTTCATTAATGTATCCCATAGAGTATGATAGATGTTCTTCTTTCAGAATTAAAGTAATATCTCCAACTATTGCCAATCTTTCTCCAGTAAAAACATCGGACATTGCATCAGTGCAATGAATTGTTTTACTTGGAAATAATACAACATTTCCTTCTTCGGGTACTATAAAAAATGTCTGACTATTGACTTCATTATATGATTCTACAAACATTCTTTTATGTGATGGATAATCATTATCATTCATCCCAAGAAATAAACTATTTGGTTGATGTTGATTTTTAAATGTAATTGAATGTGAATTTTTTGGCATATTCAAATAATATGCAAAAGATATATGACTAGTTGAATGAATATGCCATTGAATTTGATCTTTTGCTTGTCTTGCTCTAGATAACCAAGTTTTAGTAATTACAACATCGAACATATCTTTGAGTAATAAAACCTCATGCATATATTTCTTAACATGAATTACAATTTCTTCAAATAATGGATTTAAAGTTTCTTCTAAGTGAATTAATGGATTTCCACTATTTTCACTCACCGTATTTACATCTTCCCCATCTTCTTCATAATCAAATTTTGGATATACTTTGTAAAATTCTGCTTTATGATCCTCATGGTTATTCAATCTTCCAGCATATACCGTAGTTGGAAAAATATTAAAAATATTGTAATTCATTAAAAATAATCAATTTAAGATAAAATTATTTAGATTTCTTTAACTCATCAATTTCTTTTTTGAGTTCTTTAATTGCTTCAATGAGAAGTGGTACAAGTTTATCATACTTAACTGTTAAATACTCATCACTTGCTGGAGCAGGACAAACTGCTTCTGGAAGAACTGCTTGAACTTCTTGTGCTGATACACCTGAATGTCTTAGTGATACATCAAATCCAAGTTCTTCTCCAATTTCATTGAAGTTATAAGTAAATCCACGGAGTTGAAGTACCTTATCCAAACCATCCTTAATTGGTTCAACATTAGTTTTTAATCTTTCATCAGAAGCAAATGCGATAATATCACCAGCACTTGTAAGTCCACCACTTCCTACTGCAGTTCCACCGTTGATTCCCCTAAACATTAAAGTATCTGAATCACCATTTCTGGTTGCAGTCATATTTTCCCTAAATCCATTGGTAATACCAGGATCTGTACTTCCAGAAACTGTTATTTTAGTTTTGTCTGGTAGGGTAACTGTAACATCACTGCTATTGTTAAATGTGGAATCGACTCCAGATCCCACAATTCTGACTGATCTTTGGAGTTGTCCAATTAATCTATTACCTGCAGTAACATTACCAGTAGCACTAACATTACCGCTAGCACTAATATTACTAGATACTGATAGACTACTTGATAATGTAGCAGCACCAGTAACTCCAAGTGCGCCAGATACTGATAGGCTACTTGATAATGTAGCAGCACCAGAAACGCTAAGAGTTCCTGCAATAGTAGAAGATGTATTTGTAAGTCTTAAAATTTGATTTTCGGATCCACCTGCATTTTTAAGAATAAATATAGTTTCACCACCATTAGCAGTATTATAAATTCCCCATACCCCATCAGATCCACCAGAACTTCCAAGATCACCTTGACCCATTCCACTTGTATTGATATTCAGAGCATTTACGGTTGCTGATCCAGCAGCAACTAAAGTCGAATTGAGTGTTGTAGCGCCATCAACTGTTAAAGATCCACCTAAATCTGTTGTCTTTGATGCGGCAACACCAAGATTTCCACTCAAATTAGTGTTGCCAACAACACTCAAAGTACCACCAAGAGTTGTAGATTTTGAAGTAGCGACACTTAAATTTCCACCAATATAAACATTCTTTGCGATTCCAGCACCACCAGCAACTCTTAATGAACCTGCGGTGATACTTGTAGATTCGGTGGTATTATTAGCATAAAGAATTCCACCAATATTAACATTTTTTACAATTCCAGCACCACCATCAATTTGCAAAGATCCCGTTGTTTCACTTGTAGATTCAATTGTATTATTTCCGTATATAATACCATTAACATGAATACTGCTAGAAATTCCAACTCCACCAGCAACTATTAAAGATCCTGTTGAGGCACTTGTAGTTTCGGTGGTATTATTGGCATACACAGTTCCACCAATTTGAACATTTCTTGAGATTCCAGCTCCACCAGAAACTATTAATGACCCTGTTGAAACACTCGTAGACTGAGATGTATTTTCTGCATAAACAATGCCGCCAATATGAGTATTTTGTAAAATACCAACTCCACCATTTACAACTAAGGCGCCACTATATCTACTGATAGAAGGTGTGACATCAATAATTTTTACTTGTTTGCTAAATGTTGTTTTTGCTTTAACTCTAACCTGACCATTGAGTGTAAGAGGTCCATTAAACTGAGATAGAACTTGAGCAGAAACTCCACCCTCAACCAACAATCTTTCTTTAACTGTGACTTCATCAAAGACCACACTTAATTTTGTTGGATCTTGACCAGTTACAGTTGGATTTGGAATATCATAAGAAACAACTTCTCCACTAGATGCTATGGTTTTAGTGTTTCCGCTGAATACATCACCTTTATTGTTCATTCCAGTGTAAATAACCGCACCGCAAGATCTTTCTTGTGCCTGCGAAAGAAACTCTTCTCTTTCTGTAAGAGATCTAATTTGAACTTGTGGAAGACCAGTAGAATAGTTACCAGGACCAAATCCCATGTATTCAAAAGTATGTCCAGAAGCACGTAGAATAGATGGTCTTCTAAATTCTACCGCAATTGGAGAAATTTTACGAATTAATGTACCCGCATCATGTTCTTCTTGAAGAGTGCCGAGGGATCCACGAATAACTCCAAATGTGGTTTCACTACCAGAACTGGTAATTCTCATAATTTCATTATCAAGTTGAATATAAGATCCTAATGGGAATCTTTGAGCAATACTTGATATTCCTGCTATTCTTGGTAAAACAGTAATACTAGTCTCAGTTGTAATTGAATTTACTAGTTTCAGAGTCTCTTTTGCATATAGATGCATTCCTCTCGTAGCAAGACTTTCGCTTCTCTTGTCAGAAACACCTTCATTTGCAGACATTCCATGCTTTAAGATATATCCATTTGTTGCAGAGATTGATTTATAAGTATATGTGGTAAAAGTAGTTACTCCAGATCTTACATCTACAACATAATCTCCAAGATTATTATTTGAAGAATCGAGGATTCTAAATTTATTTCCACTAACTAATCCATGTGCCTCTGGGCATGTAATTGTCAGAACTCCTGATGTAGAGTCGTATGATGTTGATGTAATTCTGACAGAAGGTCCAACAATAAATGCATACTGTGAAGTAAAAATTGGAGAATCTCCAGAAGTTTTAGCAATACTAATTCTATTGTTATCTGGTATGGATGTAATTCGATAATATTGATTCGAAGAACTTGTTCTACCAACACCAGCAGAACCTGAAATTTGAACAACATCTCCAACATTTGTGGAAATACCAGCAGTTGCTAGAGTGATATAAGCATTTGCCGCTCCACCAATAACTGTACTGTCAAAATATAGGATATTTCCAGAACTATAACCAGATCCTGGAGCAATAATACTTGCAGAAGTTACAGAATTTCCGACACCAGAAACTGTAACTTTGGCAGTTGCACCATTCCATGTGGATAGGGTATTTTCATTATAAAGTTTTACATTATAATATGTTCCTGCAGTTTTTCCACTACCACCAGTTAATGTTGAATAATTTACAACTCCTGATAAATTATGATCTTTATTAATAGTTATAGTTGCACTTGTTGAGGAAGATGAAACTGAGGAAATTCGAAGGCCCCTATTAAAATCAAGTAAAAATTTGTCGATAGTTTCTCTGGTGACACTCTTCTCAAGATCACTAGTTACAATATCTCCTACGGGAGATCTTTTTGCATATGTTACTGCTGATTCCGGATTTGATTCATAATTATCTCTATCTAATTGTGGATATAAATCAACCGAATTTTGACTATATTTTAGATTTGTAAATTCTGTGGCAACGGCATTGCTTGCATTCAGTAAGTATAAGTGATATATTCCATTTTGTTTTCCTTGAATATAAGTTGATATTACTTCATTTCTATAGATAAAAATATTTGATTGTAAGTCATTTCTTTCATATCTTGGAAGATTTCCACTGCGAACATTTAAATTATTTGTAAATGTTCCTATCACGTGTGAAATTCCATTGACATCAACAATGGAATATGTAAATGACATGTTATTACTGTCAACAGTAACAACTCTAAATTTGCCATTATATCCATCGGTAAAATCATCACCTCCAGGATTACTGGTATCAGTTACATACTTAACGTTAATAATATCTCCTACCTTCAAATTGTGAGGTAATTCAGTAGTTACCGTAACATAAACGCCATCTGTTTGGCATTTTGCAATAAATCTTGGATTTTTTTGAAAATCATAATCATTTTGAGTAATAGATGGCCTGGTAAAATCTGCATCATTTCTTACACCAGTTGAACTCGATTCTTGAAGAACAAATCCTGATTCTGGATTTTTGGAGTTTGTAAATTCTGCAGGAATTACCACTCTAACTTTATAGAGTTTTTCATCAAGTGCTCTTCCATCAGTAACTCTTTTAATATAAGACAAGTCTGTAGTTTCAGAAAGTTCCTCCACACCCAAAGTATTGAGAGCATTATAAAAAGAACTATCCTCTTCTACTTTAATATACCAATTTTCATTTACAGTGTCATATTGAATTGGTGATCCAATGTCTCCCGCATTTTTATCAGATACTCTACTTTTAATTACGAGATTTGATCCACCATAAACTTCAAGTGCATTACCTAAAATAGCATTTGTATAAGATGCTGCTAATTGAATTTGAAGTGAATTAACTTTAATGGCATAATATAAAGTATGTTCGGTAATATTCTCTGGAAGATCACCAACTGCACTATTAATTATGACTTTTTCACCATCTTCCAATAAATTTAATGCGGTATCGAGGGTAAATGTATTTCCAGCTGGAGATCCAATTACTCGATAACTTTTTTCTGCGCTTATAAGACCAGTACCACTAGGGTCTGTCATATAAATTTTCGCATTATATTCCACACCATTATATGAGAAGTAGAGAATATCATTTTTACGAGCACCAACACGATATCCTTGAGTAAGACTTACTGGAATACCATCAGGAGCTGTGAAACCATAAAGATAAAGTCTCGAACTATCTGTCGTAGAATTGCCATATGATGTTGTAAGTCCAACATCTATAGATAACCATTCAATATCATCAGAATCAAATGGATTAATATCTCTTGGTGGAATTATTGATGTGATAAATGCTTTATTATCTTTTGCAAACGCATCTTTTTTAAATCCTTCGGCGTTTAAAGAAATTTGTCCGAAGTTTGAGTTTGAGTTGGTAATAGATGCATCACCACCAGATTGAACATCAAAATGCTTATTGAAACCAATTGCAAAAACAGAAACAATTTGAATAAATGAATCATTTTGAATTTTGATGTGACTAGATTCCCACCCGTTTCTATAAATTGCATCTTGATCTAAGTGATATACCTTAGCAGGATTAGTTTCAGAAGATCCTAAAGGAAGTGCTGCTCCCGATACAGGTTCAATATTAATTCCATTATAAGTTCTAGTTGTTTCATCATACTTAACAAAGGCACGGTCATCCTTCTGCAGAGATACGGCAGTATATTGTGCAACAACCATGGAACGGAATCCAGATGCTTTTGATCCATCTGCCGTCATTCCATTCATTCCCCATACTGAACGCATCGAACAGTTGAAGATGTATGGAGATGCTCCAGATACTGTATCAGTTTCGACGGTTACTGTTGCTCCAGATACACTTGGATTTGCATCTAGATTAATTGGAAAACTTGCTAATAGGAATGTAAATTGAGTTGAACTTATTATTTCTTGAACTTTTGTTGATACATTATAGAATGCTTCTGAAACATTTCTAAGTTTTATTGGAGTTCCAACATTTAAATTGTGCTCAGCAGCAGTTGTTACTGTTACTCTATTTCCTGCTGTAGTTCCATTTCCAGAAAATAAATCAGTGATGTCAATGGGATCTGATGCAAATGCCCCAACAATTTCCCATTCTGGAGCTCTTTTTGAAAATCCTAATGGTTCTGCTGGGAATTTTGAGTCAATGTTTCGATAGGTATTATATGCATTTGAAACTTTACTATAATAGATATCAAGATCTGTAAGATCATATATTGGATTAACATTTACACCATCAGCATATTCGAATACTGTTAGTTTATGGTGTGAAAATGTTGGAGTTGATTTATATGTATCAGTAAAATAAGTTGGATTTGTATAAACTAATCCGGTTTCATCTCCGTCAAATATAGATAATTGCCAAAAATAACATGCACCAGTAATTCTAAAGATTGCGGAATATGGTACAGAAGAATCTGTAGGATTTGGAACATATTTTGGTCTTAATTTTGTCTTTCTGAGGTCAAGACCAACAATCGAAGTACCTCTGGGTACTATAACTCCACCATTAATACTATTAAATCTATGGAGAATATTTTCTGGATCTGTTAAATCAAATGAAGAATTTAATTCTAAGGATAATACTTGAGCAGCAGGAACTCCCACTCCACCTGTTGTGGGCACAGCATATGCAACTCCTCCATTATCATAAATGGCATAACCAGGTCTGTTATCAATTAAATGTTCGCCAGGAAATAATAAGATTGTTGTTTTCTCGGTAATATCATTATTATAACCTCTTAAGTAGGAAAATCTTGCAGATTCTAAAAGTGCTCTTTGAACAGTTTTGAATGGTTGTGCAAGTGAATTTCCTTGATTAGTGACTGAATCAGTGGCGTCAAGGTCATTTGGATTTACATAAAGAATACGACCTTCGGTATTCTTAATAAAATTCTCTAGCTTATTAAGAGGCATCGGATTATATCAACAAAAATATTTCTATGTTTTATTTAGTTAGTCAGATCCTCCCCATTAAACTCCATAATGTCTTCTGGTAGGTCTTGTGGATTCTCTAAATCCATCTCAAATAATAGTGGATGTGCCTCCTCATCTATCAAATAGAAAGAGTTCTTAAATAAATCTTCTGGTTCAAATGATCTTTGTTTGTCTGCCAATTTACACAGTTCTTTATCGTATAAGTGCCCGTCTGGTAATTCATCAAATGTAAAGGGAACTTGATTTATGAAATACATTTTGACTATCATACTACCTTCATTATACCAGCAGTATGCTTGACTGATTTGATAAGACATTTAAGTATTTCAATATCTTATATTTATTTTTTGTTTTTACCCCTATAAGTATCAGTCTGTGCGTGACAATTGGGGCACAGGATACGAAGGTTTTCTAAACGATTATCGTGATGGTTGCCGTTTATGTGATCTAATTCTATAGGTGTTGGTTGATTATTCCATTCAGATATACCACAGCACTCACACTTATGTTCTTTGAGACCTTCTGTAATTAATCTTTTTTTAAGTTTATGTGATTGATGATGAGAGTTTTCAGTTAAGTAGTATTCTATTGGTCTTTTAGGTCCAAGTGTTTTTCCTTTACTCCAACCTTGCCCATTAGCACCATCAGCAAGACTAATGCCAAGTTTTTCTATTCTTTGTTGGGCAACTTTGTAATTACCACCTGCTTCTTTTAATCCAAGTTTTGATAATACTTGTCTTACGCTAGTAGATGTTTTTACTGCTTCAATAAATTGATTATCAGTGTAAGTTCTGGGTTTTCCCATAATAGTAACGGCAAACTCTATTATTATTTATAAAATTTGCCTTTTAAGTGCGAGTAGGGAGACTTGAACTCCCACGGGCAATGCCCAACAGATTTTCTTACCACTATAGTTTTCACTACCCTTTCGGTTTGTGGTCTGGACTATACCTTCACCATACCTTTCGGTTTAGGTGTTCCCCGTCTAGTCTCTACACCTTCAAGATTTCTCTTGCTTGGCTCGGTATTGCCATTTTACAGGTTTCACCGAATTTGAGGAATTACACTCATAAAGTTTCCTAAATGAGGCTCAATTTTCATAAGTCTGGTGTGTCTACCGATTCCACCATACTCGCTTGTGAGACTATTATAACTCAAAGAATCATAATAGTCAAGTGCTCCTTGTCGGGATCGAACCGACCTTAGCCGAATTATGAGTTCGGTGCTTTCAACCAGAGAGCTAAAGGAGCATTCTCTATTCGCAAATAACGAATAGCAAATAGTCGCCCAGGGTATCGAACCCTGCCAAAGGCCCTAATCTGGGGCAAAGGACTTATAAGATCCCTCTGAACACCTGTTCTGACGACCATAAAAAACTCAGAATACTACTGAGCTTCGTTATTCTCCTCGGTGTGTATTCGTATAAGGTCGTCATCTGCGGGCATCATCACTGCTGCCTGCCCGTTTTCGTTGACGATACCTAAATGTTCTCCATTTTCAACTCTTTCCACAAGTTCGTCGAATCTTTCTTGAAACTCTTCCACTGTAAAAACTTCCATTTCTTAAAAGGGATTACTGTATGCAAGGCAATCTTCACTTACCCGAGTGCGAACTACTTCCAGTACGCTCATAAACTGGTCAACAGTCTCACATTCTACAACTTGTTCTTTACCTTCACTCGAATAAAGATAGAACTTTCGTGCAAGAGTATCGACAACGCAACGACTCAAGAACTCTTCGGTTTGCATTCGGTCTTTGATTGATTACCTGAATATTATATGACGCTTAGGGGAATCTGTCAAGGGGGATGTGCCAGTTGATCAAGTGTAACATTAAATACTAAAGTAAAAATAAGCATTAGCGCCATATGTGCTCGCAAAAAGTCCATTTCCACCATTTATAGAACCATCTGTTGTGTATTGCACTTGTCCAGAATTAGAAAGTGATGCTGGATTAAATGGAGATGTTGTATAATATTGATTACTTACATTACCCGAAACTCTAAAAATTCGATTACCATTAAATGACATGCTATAAAAATCAAAAAATAACTCAGATGCGCCATAAATTCCACTAACTCCAAGAAATCCAGTTCTGAAGATATAAAAAATATCATTCAGTATATTATAATTTGTTGTTGATAGTGGAGTAATATTGGTTGTTTGAATCACCCCATCGCCTGAAAAAGTTGTACCAGGATAAGTCACTGGAAATCTGATAGATTTTGTTCCGTTGGGGTCATTTAATACTTCAATACTATATGTGGTAGAAGATGCGCCGAGGAAAGTATAAGTATTTCCAGAAGTTGTACCTAATGAAAAATCCACAGAACTTTGAACTATTCCATCAACTAATGAATAACCACTAAAAAAAAACATCTGTTGAATAGTTGTCATGATAATCCTGCTCCAGAAATTACAAATGTATTAGGTGTAACGACACAAAGAACAGTACATACACCTCTTTGTGCCAATATTCTATCTGCATTTATTGAAGTTCCGGCAAGATACATTGTTACTCCTGATCGAGAAATTGTTTGTGATGATGCAGAATTATTATAGATTGTAATTGCATCACCTGCACTGAACACACCAGATGGAACAGTAACTCCACCTGTGGTGGTATTAATCAATTCTCCAACATCTTCTATTACAAGAGTATAACTAGCAGATTTCGCATTATTTGGAAGTTTTCTAATATTTCCACCTACATCTGCAACTATTGTTGATGTTAATGTTCCAGTTGATGGATTGTATGTGAGTTTACTTGATGATGTTCTAAAATCAGCACTAGATGAAGATGTTGAAATTGTTGGATAATAAGTTGAATTTGTACTGGTATCATCAGATAATAATGCAGTAGATTTTCCAACAGCAGAAGTAACCGCCCAGGTACGGTAATTGGAACCAGCAGAATAAGTTTGAGTACTATATCTTAAATAAACTCCATTATAATATTTTGCCGCTGCTGGAACTGTTGCGGATACCAATGTCCAAACATTAGAAGTATAACTTCCAACAGTAACAGTACCTAAAATATTCCAGATTGAATTGTCATAAGAATATTCCAAATATAGATCATCATAAGCAGTATCTCCCCATCCACCACCACCTCGGTTTACATAAAATTGAATAATATCGACTGCTGCAAGACAAATCTTAGATCTGTTGGTTATTCTTCTGGGAGATCCATACCATCCAGGATAAAGATCCGCTTCACCAAATACTACAATTGAAGTTGTGGATGGAACTTGAGTAGCTGAATTCATTCCAGATACTGATCCAACAGTAGTTAATCTTCCCCCAGATGTAGGAGTTGGAAGATCCACCGTATCTTGATTTAATAAATCAATTACACTAAAACTACTTGGACTATATGATTGATCAAATTCATTAATTGTTGTTACTATTGAAGTAACAGCCCAAGTACGATAAACATTTGCAGTACCATAAGAACCATTATTAAATCTTAAAAATACACCATTATAATACTTTGCCGCTGCAGGAATTACAACTTCTCTTAGTGCCCATACGTTACTGAATACCTCTGTATATCCATCATAACTAGCAACGCCTACAGTATAAAGTGTAGTCCAACCACTAGTCCCATTAATAGAATATTCCAAGTATAACGGATCGTATGCTATATCTCCCCATCCACCACCACCTCTATTTACATAGAAATATAAAGTTTTTAGTCCTGCAAGAAAAACCTTATTTTTAATAGTGACTGTTCTTGTAGAACTAATATATCCATTACCATCAAAAACTATAATTGGAGTTGTGGATGGAACTTGAGTAGCTACTGCCATTCCAGTTACTGATCCAACAGTCGTTAATCTGGTTCCTGGTTGAGGTGTTGGTAGATCAAAATTATTTGAAGATGATAAATCTAATAGTGCAAGAGAAGTAGATCCTCCAGATGAACCAGTAGATCCTGCTGCACCATCTAAATCAAATGTTATGGAAGTAACAGCCCAAGTACGATAAACACTTGCAGTACCATAATAACCATTATTAAATCTTAAAAAGACGCCATTATAATACTTTGCCGCAGCTGGAACTGTAATACTCAATAATGTCCATACATTACTATCTTGAATATCTCCATCATCAATCGTCCATAAAGTAGTCCAACTAGAACCGTCAATAGAATATTGTAAATATAAAGGATCGTATGCTATATCTCCCCATCCACCACCACCTTTATTCACATAGAAATAAACTTTACTTACTGATGTTAGAAAAACCTTATTCTTAGTAGTGACTGTTCTTGTTGAATTATTGTAACCATTACCATCAAAAACTATAATTGGAGTCGTGGATGGAACTTCAGTTCTTGAATTCATTCCAGATACTGATCCAACAGTCGTTAATCTGGTTCCTGGTTGAGGTGTTGGTAAATCAAAATTATTTGAAGATGATAAATCTAATAGTGCAAGAGAAGTAGATCCTCCGGATGATGCTCCTCCAGATGATCCTGGAATAGAAAAAGATGCTACTATGGAAGTAACAGCCCAAGTACGATAAACAGTTGCAGTACCATAAGAACCATTATTAAATCTTAAAAATACACCATTATAATACTTTGCCGCAGCTGGAACTGTAATACTCAATAATGTCCATACATTACTATCTTGAATATCTCCATCATCAATCGTCCATAAAGTAGTCCAACCACTAGTCCCATTAATAGAATATTCCAAGTATAAAGGATCGTATGCTATATCTCCCCATCCACCACCACCTTTATTCACATAGAAATAAATTTTATCTACAGTAACAAAATATACTTTATTTGGGGTGGTAACTGTTCTTGTACTACTATATATACCATTACCATCAAAAACTGCAATTGGAGTTGTGCCTGGAACTTCAGTTCTTGTATTCATTCCAGTTACTGATCCAACAGTCGTTAATCTGGTTCCAGAATTATTGGGATATGTTGGCAATATTGCTGTATTTGATGTTGATAAATCAAAAACTGCAAATGAGTTTGATCCACTACTTGATGAAGATCCGCCAGAAGCACCCAATTGATAAATTAGTGATGTAACTGCCCAAGTATCATTTCCAGAACTTGGAGATGTGGATTGGGCAAATCTTAAAAAGACGCCATTATAATATTGAGAACCTGTAAAATTACTAAGTATAATTTCTCGTTGTGTCCATACATTACTAGATAATACCGAATAATCTACAGAATCTATAGTAGTCCAACTAGAACCATTAATCGAATATTGTAAATTTATTGCATCAAAAGGAGTATCTCCCCATCCACCACCGCCTCGGTTTATATAATAAAATAACTTAGTTACTGATGTTAAATAAACTTTATTAATATTTGTTAAAGTTCTAGCACCAGTGCCGTCAAAAACTGCAATTGAAGTCGTGCCTGGAACTTGAGTATCTACATTTATTCCAGTTACTGATCCAACAGTTGTGAGTCTCGCACCTGCCCCTACAGTTAATGTTCCAGATACAGAAGTATCCATTAAAGCAAGACTTCCACCACTTCCACTAGTGGCGACTGAAGCAGAAGCACCTTGAAGTCCTTGGGTATTCTGAGTACCTTGAGCACCTGCTCCACCTTGAGCACCAGAACCGCCAGTAAATCCTTGAGCACCTTGACGACCTTGAGCACCTTGTGATCCTACACTACCTTGAGCGCCTGTAGAACCAGTTTGTCCAGATACTCCTTGAAGACCTTGGTTACCTTGAGCACCTTGACGACCTTGAGTACCTTGATCACCTACAGCACCTTGAGCACCCGAGAATCCACTAAGACCTTGAATACCTTGGCGACCTTGAGTACCTTGGAAACCTTGTGGCCCTTGAATACCTTGAGCGCCTTGATTTCCTGCAGTTCCTTGAATACCTTGAGCACCTTGATCTCCTTTAATACCCGCCTGTCCAGTCAATCCTTGAGTACCTTGATAACCTTGCGATCCTATAGATCCTTGAGTACCTTGATTTGCTCTTCCTTGAATACCTTGAGCTCCTTGGAACCCAGCAGATCCTTGAGCACCTTGTGAACCAACACCTTGCAATCCTTGAATACCTTGAATTCCTTGATTACCTTGATTACCTTGAGTACCTTGGAAATTACTCAAAAATCCTTGAAGACCTTGAATACCTTGATTACCTTGCGTACTTTGAATTCCTTGAGCACCTTGACCAACAAATTCACCAGAAAGTCCTTGAGCACCTTGAGTTCCTTGAGCACCTTGAGTTCCTTGAGCACCTTGTCCAACAAATAAACCAGAAACGCCTTGAATACCTTGACGACCTTGAGTACCTTGAGTACCTTGATCACCCACAGTTCCTTGACTCCCCACAGAACCAACTGATCCACTAATACCCTGAAATCCTTGTGATCCTATGGATCCTTGAATACCTTGATTTGATAATCCTTGAGTACCCTGATTTCCTTGAATACCCTGAAATCCTTGAGATCCTATAGATCCCTGAGTACCTTGATTTGATAATCCCTGAGTACCTTGAGTACCTTGATTTCCTTGAGTACCCTGAGATCCTTGAGATCCTTGAGTACTCTGATTTCCTTGAACACCTTGATTTCCTTGACGACCTTGAGTACCTTGAGCACCTTGACCAACAAATTCTCCACTTATACCCTGATTACCCTGATTACCCTGATTACCTTGATTACCCTGAGTCCCTTGAGTACCTTGGGCACCTTGAGAACCTTGACGACCTTGAGTACCCTGAGTACCCTGAGTACCTTGAGTACCCTGAGTACCTTGAGTACCTTGGAAATTACTTAAAAATCCTTGAACACCTTGAGCACCCTGAGTACCTTGAGCACCCTGAGTACCTTGAGCACCCTGAGTACCAGAAGGTCCAGTAGAACCAATTCCAGAAAGACTACTTGTTTTTATCCAATATCTTTTTCCAATTTCTCCCGCTACTGCACCTAAAAGGTATTGATCTCCTACTGGAAAAGGATTTGCAACAACAGATGATACACCAACTATTGGATCTCCTAAATCTGGTTCTGCTTGCTCTAATCCCAGATATTGGTAACGATCCGATGTAATACCAGTTTGTCCAAATCTTTTTACTCTTCCAGAATTATATTTTGTCATTTATTTTATTACTGCTTAGCAGTTTCAAGAACACTTAAAATAAGATTCAATACTCCATTTGCATTTGCTTGAATTTTAATAGCATCATTAGTTTCTAATGCCAGTCTCCCATCAGAAACCAAATTATAAGCATCATTTGGAGGAATTGAAACTGCATTTGCAAAAACATAATCCGTAGGACTATCCGTACCCCTATAATGTGATGCTGTCACTGAATATGTACTTGCAGATGCTCCTACGGAAATATTAGCAACTTTGGAAAGAATAACAATTGAAGATACTCCAATTGGGCAAGTATAAATTCCAACATTATTTGTTGTAATTCCGACTCGTATTGTTCTAAATTTATTAAGTGCAATTGCTGCCATTTTTTTAACTCAATGCAATGATTAGGGGTGTTACTGTATTTAACAGACTTTGACTGAACGCCCTTCCAGAAATAGTACCAGTTAATTGATTAATTACAACGCCATCACCAATTTGGAAGTTACCGCCTTGATTTGTACTGGTATAAACAACTTGTCCACCATTACGTTTATCAGTTTCATTTTCCTGAATAGTAACTCCACCCAATGCGGGTTTTGCAGTATTAATATCTGTACCAGATCCTACCCATTCAAGTGAAATTGATGTTGCAATCTGAAGGCTGATTCTTGAGAAATAAACTGTCGTACCAGGATCAACACTATTATTTAGATTCTGTGTCAGAATAACAGTTGAGATGCCAGAAACAGGAAGTGTTGCAGTTTGAATCGTATAATATAAAGGATATAATACTGCTGTTGCATCACCACCAACTCCAGATCCTCCAGGAGCATTGGAAATTGTTACATTAGGAACTGTTGAATATTGACTTCCAGTACTAATAACATCAATGGAAGTTATAATACCATTTTCATCCACATTTGCGGATGCTTCTGCACGAATTCCACTAGGACCTTCTGGAAAATCAATTGTCACATTTGGTGGATTAAGTTGACTATATCCACTTCCACCATTAGTAACTTGAAGAGAATTTATTTGATAATATAATTCTCCAAAATAAATTGCCTGACCATCATATGGACGTTGCCCGCCCAATCCAGAAATTGTCACAGTATCAGTTTCAATTTCAGCACTATTAACTACTTCACCAGTATAACGGTAAATTGATTTTGTCTCATAATCTCCAACACCATCAGATACTAGTCCATAGTTTCCGAATGAACAGTTGGAGTTTGTAATGTCGCATTGTCCACCAGACTTAGTAAAGATGCCAATATCATCGCAAATTGTAAAGATCGAAACTAACTGAGAATATGCACCATTTGTAATTGAGCATCCAATTCCACCTTGATTGTATTGTGTATAAGAGTCAACACTCATGGTCCCAGTTACACCAATATCTTCTGCCTCTCCAGGTTCTGCGTTAAATCCATCAACTCTCATTCCAATACTATCTGGAATAAAGTTTGTACAGTTTCTAATATAAGGACCTTGAGTAATAGGACCAACACCCTTAGAATATGGAGGAAGAACTACGCCACCAGTAACATACTTATGTGCCATTGGTGCTGTACCAACGTTAACAGTAAATGTACTTCCAGTGCCAACAACACTTAATACTCTAAAATCATATCCATTATTTCCTGTTGGATAGATTGTAGTTGTTCCAGAACCACTTAAACAAGAAAACTCCAAATCACGAATGGTTACAAAATCTCCAACTCTCACATTCAAATTTGGAGCAGTGATTGTGGTAATTCCAGTTAAATTATTATATGATGCAGTGGTAACACCTACTGAACGATTTATAATATATCCTCCAGAAACATATGTATGTGGAATAGTACTAATTCCAGTATAGATGTCAAATGTCCCATTTGGATAGACTTTTTCAATATAAAACTCATATCCATATCTTCCAGATGGGAATAATTGAGTCGATGTTGGTCCACCAGATGAACAAGAGAAAAGTAAATCACGGACTTCGATAATATCACCCTTTTTCAAAGAGAATCCTTGTGATGTAATTGTTGTTTTACCACTCTTTTCATCATAAATTGCATTTTGAATTTTTCTAATCGAATCAAATCCAGATCCCCTATTTCCGGGATATGTGGTATTAAATCCAACATATGCAAATGCTGTAGATCCAAATCCTACAATTGAAGTTACAATGCCAACACAAGATTTTAATGCTGATGCAACATCGGCACACGAAGCAATAACATCATTAAATCCGGTTTTAGGATCAACTTGCATTGCAAGATCTTTGATTTGTGTGTATTGATTTTGGAAGTTTGTGTATTTTTGAATTGTTCCACCCGAAACATAAGTATGTGGTAAGGTTGATTGTCCAACTACAACTTCAAATGTGTTCACTCCAACTATAGATTTAACTGGGAAAATATACCCAAGATTTCCACTTGGATATAATAATGTTCCAGGTCCAGAAGGGCAAGTGAATCCAAGACCAGCAATCTTTACTGGATCATTTTTAGTCAATCCGTGGTTTATTGCGGTTATAGTTGTAATACCTGTATTTGCATCATACACAGCATTTACCACAGTGGTTCCCAATCCAACAGGATAACCTCCCCAGGAGCAGTTATTAATTACGGCTCGGGCAATATTGAATGAATAATTAAATGTTGAGATTGTTTGTTGAACTTCTCCAGGATTATGAAGAATTTGTGGAATTAGATTCCAATTAGAATCATAATAAGCTTTACCTGCCGCAACCGATCTAGAGTTTCCACCTCTTGTAATATCATGAATTATACACTTCCATACCGATCTAACATCATCTGAACAATCTCCACTTTCAAGTACAACACCATAACGAACTGATGGTGCAGTTAATGTACTTGCTGCCCCAATCATATTGGTCACAATACCGACAAGTTGGCGAATAGTTGTTCCGACACCAACACATCCACCATTTACAATAATTACCGATGCATCTTTGATTTGGGAAACACTACCAATTCCAGATTGATATGAAATTGGAGGAGTATAATTATTAATCACATGAGTTGCAATTCCTGCAGCATAATTTAGTGCAGCAATTGTTGCTCTTTGAGTTGCAATACCAGTAATATGAATTAGACCACCAGAACTATTGAAATATGAATATCCCGCACCAATTGATTTGCGATTACTGTTTGCCTTAAGATCATAAGAAACAGCATTCATAATGCTGACAACATCTTCCCTACAGTTTGTATAATCTCCGCTTGATAATGTAAATCCATATCCAACAGGTGATGTTAAGAATCCAACTGCTTCTGCAGAAATATAATTTAAGTTCTTATCAATTAGTCTTGCAGCATCTTGCTCTCTGTGACTGCCTGCAAATCCACTAAATCCACTTGTTAAGAATCCAACAGATTCTTTTGCAATATAATCTAAATTCAAACGAATCATTCTTGCTGCATCAAAGAATCTATCTGTCGCCACACCAGATAGTGGTTGTAAAGAAACGACAGCAGATCCACTGGTCATATTTGGTCCAATGAAACTTATATTAGTAATGTGGCATCCATTGTTTACATAGAATAGATCCTGATCTGGATATTGTGGTGTTACTACACAGTTACGAAGTTCTGTTCCCTGTACTGATACTGTTTTTGCCAGAACAATTGGATTATTTTCAACATATACTCCCGGAAATACTTTAATTGTGTCTCCAAACAAAGCAACAGAGGCAGCTGATTTGATAGTTCTTTTTGGATAATTTTCTGCTAATCCAGTATTATCATCATTACCAGTTTGAGAAACATAAATTGTTTTTCCAATTGGACGATATGCATCAACAGTTACCCTACCTTTTCCTGGATTTTGTGTTGAGGTAATATCAATACCAATACCAGGTACTAATTGCGTTACAATTCCAACTAGATTTACACCACTACCAAAATATTCCGTGGAAGTTGTTGTTCCTACAACTGTTAAAGTATTTGTTACAATACTTGTTCCAATACCAACACTACCGGATGATGGATTATAAACTAATTTTTTAGAAGAAACATATTCATTATTTGTTGTTCCACTTGTTTGTTTTACGAATGTTAGATAATCAACTTCATTGGTAGTATTATTGTCTTCTAATACTATGACTCCAGAACCAGGAATTCCTTGAAGACCTTGGTTTCCTTGAGTACCTTGGCGTCCTTGAGTACCTTGAGTACCTTGAGTACCTTGAGGACCTTGAAAAGATGCTGCACCCTGAAGTCCTTGATTAGCCTGAAGACCTTGGCGACCTTGAGTACCTTGAACACCTTGATTACCCTGAGTACCTTGAACACCTTGATTACCCTGAGTACCTTGAGTACCCTGAGTCCCTTGAAAAGATGCTGCACCCTGAAGTCCTTGATTACCTTGTGTACCTTGTGTACCTTGATTACCTTGAGTTCCTTGGAAATTACTTAAAAATCCTTGAACACCTTGGTTTCCTTGAGTGCCTTGAGTGCCTTGAGCACTTTGTTGTCCTTGAGTGCCTTGAAATCCCTGATTACCTTGTGTACCTTGTGTACCTTGATTACCTTGAGTACCTTGATTACCTTGAGTACCTTGGAAATTACTTAAAAATCCTTGAACACCTTGGTTTCCTTGAGTACCCTGGTCACCTTGAGTACCTTGGAATCCTTGAGTACCTTGAGCACCTTGAGTACCTTGGAAATTACTTAATGGTCCTTGAAGTCCTTGGCGACCTTGATTACCTTGCGTACCTTGATTACCTTGCGTACCTTGATTACCTTGAGTTCCTTGACGACCCTGATTTCCTTGAGTACCTTGAGCACCAAGGCCTTGATTACCTTGAAGTCCCTGAGTACCTTGGAAATCACTTAATGGTCCTTGAAGTCCTTGAGTTCCTTGGAAATTACTTAATGTACCTTGATTTCCTTGAGTACCCTGGCGCCCTTGAGCACCCTGAGTACCTTGAGTACCTTGGGCACCTTGAGTTCCTTGGAAATTACTTAAAAATCCTTGAACACCTTGACGACCTTGGGGACCTTGAATACCTTGAGCACTTTGTTGACCTTGAGTACCTTGAGTACCTTGGAAATTACTTAATGTACCTTGGTTTCCTTGAGCACCTTGGTTTCCTTGAGCACCTTGAGTACCCTGGGACCCTTGAAAAGATGCTGCACCCTGAAGTCCTTGATTACCTAATCCTTGAGTACCTTGAGTACCTTGATCACCTTGAGTACCTTGATTTCCTTGAGTACCTTGGAATCCTTGATTTCCTTGTAGACCCTGGCGACCTTGATTTCCTTGTAGACCCTGGCGACCTTGGTTTCCTTGAGTACCTTGATTTCCTTGATTTCCTTGAAGACCTTGATTTCCTTGATTTCCTTGATTTCCTTGAAGACCTTGGTTTCCTTGATTACCTTGAGTACCCTGGTCACCTTGAGTACCTTGGTTTCCTTGATTTCCTTGAGTACCTTGGCGCCCCTGGCGTCCCTGAGTACCTTGAGTACCCTGGTCACCTTGAGTACCTTGGTTTCCTTGATTACCTTGGGTGCCCTGGTCACCTTGAGTACCTTGGTTTCCTTGATTACCCTGGCGACCTTGAGTACCTTGAGCACTTTGTTGACCTTGAAGACCTTGATTTCCTTGAATACCTTGATTGGAAAGTCCTTGAGTACCTTGGGCGCCCACGCGCCCTTGAGCAGCTTGAGTACCCTGGCGACCCTGATTACCTTGGTTTCCCTGATTACCTTGGACACCTTGATCACCTTGAGTACCTTGGCGACCTTGAGTACCTTGGAAATTACTTAATGGTCCCTGAAGTCCTTGGCGACCTTGAGTACCTTGAAATCCTTGGCGACCTTGAGTACCTTGAGCACCCTGAGTACCCTGAAAATTACTCAAAAATCCCTGAACACCTTGATTTCCTTGAAGTCCTTGAGTACTTTGGTTTCCTTGAGTACCTTGGAAATCACTTAATGGTCCTTGAAGTCCTTGAAGTCCTTGAGTGCCTTGACGACCTTGAAGACCTTGAAGACCTTGAAGACCTTGATTACCTTGAGTACCTTGGAAATCACTTAATGGTCCTTGAAGACCTTGAAGACCTTGAAGACCTTGAAGACCTTGATTGCCTTGGTTTCCTTGAGTTCCTTGGTTTCCTTGAGTGCCTTGACGACCTTGAAGTCCTTGATTACCTTGAAGACCTTGAAGACCTTGATTACCTTGAGTACCTTGGAAATCACTTAATGGTCCTTGAACACCTTGAACACCTTGAGTGCCCTGAGCACCTTGACGACCTTGAGTACCTTGGTCACCTTGAGTGCCTTGATTACCTTGAGAACCAAAACCACCAGTAAATCCTTGAGCACCTTGACGACCTTGAGTACCTTGGACACCTTGATCACCTTGAGTACCCTGAGTACCCTGATTGCCTTGGTTTCCTTGAGTACCTTGAGTACCTTGAGTACCTTGAAATCCTTGAGTACCTTGAGTACCCTGGAATCCTTGATTGCCCGGAGTACCTTGAAGTCCCTGTAGACCTTGGCGACCTTGAAGACCTTGAGTACCTTGTCCAGAAAATTGCCCACTTGTACCCTGAATAGCTTCGACGGATGCGTATCCTAGATTATTCCAAGGAGTAACTCCATCACCAAACTTAAAGCGATTAGTATCAGATTCAATACCTAAAGTACCAGCTGATAAAATTTCATTTTCAGATTCCCATTCTGAAGCTAATTGATATTTACCATCTTGAAGATTTGGTGCAATAATATTTTTAAAAAAAGTTACCTTTTCATTAAAATAAGATTCATTTCCAAATACGGTAATATCTGCCATTTTATGAACCTATCACTGTAGTTTTTGCTATATCAAACGCTTTACCAACAATATCTCCACCAACAAAACTTCCAGAAAATATTTGACTACCAAAAGATTGTTTAATCGCATTTCCAGTTAAAGCATCAATATCAGCTTTATTACCCTTCATTAAAATTCTACCAGATCCAGAATTTAATGTAATATTTCTTCCCGCTTTAATATCTACGTCTTCATCTGCATCTATCATTATATTTTTCCCCTTAATTCTAACTGAACCATTTCTCATTGCTGTAATAGTAACATCTCCACTCATTCCCGCAATTACAATGTCTACCCCGTCACTACTTTCCTTATTTCCTGCAATAATTTCAATATGCCTATCATTATAAATTCTATATGATCCAGATTCAGTTAAACCGACAAGATTGACATCATTGTTGTCAGTTACTCCATAAAGAGCATAAACATTTGTTCCGTTGGATCCCATTTGGGGATTAGTAACGTCAATTCTAAACTTTGGACCTAAACTCCAAATATCTCTTGCTTCCCAATTTTGATTCGGTCTTTCTGCCATTTTATGTTATACAGTCAACTACTATTTTTAATTCTCCCTGAGGAGTTGTTGAAAGTTCTCCAACAATTGGTTTTAATATTGCTCCAACACCAGTTTTCGATTTAATTTTAATAACTGGTAAATCTGATATTGTCATACTATTTATTGGTCGTCTCTGAGTAAGTTTTTTATTAGTATTGGTATTGGTACTAGAAACTGTTAGTCCAGGATTTTCTTGAATGATATTTGATATGATTTCTGGGGTCAGGGTGTCTTGTAAGGTTATGGAAACTGACGTAACAGTTCCAACATCATCAACAATTAGATTGTAGGTATTATTATAATTATCAGTTCCGACATCTCCAGCATTGTATCCTATTCCACCATTAATAACTGCAACTCTAACAACACCATATGGTTTGTATTGTGGATTTGTTTCAGCAGTAGATACTGATGATTGGAAATTAACATCTCCTAAAGGATAATTTTCACCTTCTGATACCATATAAATCTCAACTATTTCACCAGCATCATTAATTATTGATCTAGCAACAGCCCCATATCCTTGATTACAATTATCGACAAATTCTACAAATGGTGGATAACGATATCCCGATCCAGCATTATCTAATCTAACTCCAATTATACTTGCGGTTCTTTGTTCGGTAATATTATTATTGTTTAATACATTGTTAGCAAAATTTCCCAAAATTGCTGTTGCTGTTCCCCCAGATCCACCACCACCAAAAATACGAACTTTGGGAGGCCCACACGATGTTGGTTTCCCAGTATAACATCCCCCTAAAGGACTATTAGTTGCAGGGGTTTTTGTTCCTGCTCCAAAAATATCCCATTGACCATATTCTTGATTAAATGTGAAAGTTGGAGATGCTTCCGATAAAGTAGTATCTGTAATTGGAGAAATTAATGAAAAACTTGATCCAACATCATAATTTGTAGAAATTCCAGAATATGCCCTTTCAACAGAAATTTGATTGATTTTTGGATTTATTGAAGTAATTTTCATAATTTCAGAATTACTTGTAAGTAATCCATCAACTTCAAAACCATTCAAATTATCAAATAAAAGAGTATTATCGGTTTTAGTAACTATACTAGTTACTTTTCTTAATCCTACGTAATTATCTTTTACAATAGAATCATTTTCTTGAACATCTTTCACATATGGTGATAGTCCAACAGCTGCAGCAACATTCATATTATCCAATATACTTTTAAAGGTGCTCTCTTCATTTTCGCTTGATTTTGCACCACTTCCAATAGTCCATTCTTTAACAAGTCCAGAACATTTTCCCTTTGATTGGTTGCAATCAAACAATCCACCAATAGATTTAATTGAATCAATGCCACTACGAAGAAAATTAGCAACATTAAACCCCCCAATTAAAGATAGGAGTTTTTGCACCCCATTTAAAGGTCCTGCAAGACCTTGAACAATCTTATTAATAATTCCATTCATAAATGCACCAGAAAATTGATTTCCAGCACATGTAACAAAGTTGTCAACATTATCTAAGACAGATTTTAAAAGATTTTTTACAATACTGCCAAGTCCACTTACAATTTTTCCAGCAACACATGGAATTGCTTCTTCCAACTTTTTAACTGGATTAATCATAGCAGTTTGTGCTGCTACTCCTGCTAAATGTGCAATTCCAGGATTTAGTGTTGCTGCCAATACTTTTGCAAAAACTGTTTTAAATAATAATTGAAGACCTTTTTTAAGAAGTGGAATAAGTTTATTGAAAAGAGAGTTGAACATTTGTCCAACTATGTTATTTGCAATCGAAACTATTTTTTCAACCGAACGACTAATTTCTCCGGCAATATTTGAAACTTTTGAAACTCCATCAGATACCTTATCCAACAAATTAGTTACTTCAGTTATTATTCCCTTTACTGCAGTATCATCACAAGTATTTGCGAATACAATTTTTTTACCTACACCACTGTAATATGCAATTTCATCTTTAGTTTCTTTATTTGAATTTAATTTATTAATAACCTTTGGCGGAACATCTCTTGGAGATTTCTGAGATGTTGAATTTGATTCACTTGTTTGACTATTATATACTTTACCATTTGGATCTGCAACATTATCAGTATACCCAGTAAATGGAACGAATGGAGAAACATAGTCATTGGATGGAACTTGACTTGTTCTACCAAAAAGTCCCATAATTACAGGATTTTGTCCATTATCTCCGTCCAAGAAAAATCCAAAAACAACATCACCAGGTCGAAGTTTGGGATTTGTTGAGTAATTTGCTGCGCCAGATCCAGAAGTTGTTGGAAGAAGAACTTGCGCCCAGGGCAAATCTTCATTCTTAAGTTCTACATTATTATATGGGTGATAACCCATAATACGAACTTTACAACGATTTCCCCATCCACCACCATTAGTCTGCTTTCCTTGAGACTCAATTGGTGGAATTTGCCCAATCCACCAACGAAATCCATCTCTTCCTATAAAATTACTTTGAAGTAGTGATTGATCAATCATTTCTTTTTGGGTCCGAATGTATCTCTAATTAACTTCATAGAAGTATATGATCTTTCAACATCAAAATGATGGCATAATTCTTTTATCATATATAGACCACTTGTTTCTGAATCATATTCTTTTGCATCAGATTCGGAAATTTTGGGAAATTGACATTCGATAATATCACCTGCTCTCAAATTTGTATTTGAGGGAACCATAATACTCATAGTTTGTGTGAAAAGAGTGTTATATCTCATCAATGATTGTGATTGGTGTAATGATGGATCCGAATTTTGCGATGTAGATACGCCTGGATCCATTGTTCCAACATCCAAAATTTGACTCATAATTCTTGTTGGTACTTCATCGAGACCTAGATTGGAACTATTTGAAATTTTTGGAAGTTCTAATTTTTTACCTAGATTCTTTGTTTTTTTAGAATAATTATTATATGTAAATACAGTGTTTGAAAAATTAAAATCCAATGGATTGAAGAATAATCTTTGACTAGAATACGCCCCTAATCTAAGTTTTTCTATTAGATTTTGATTTTTATCAGTAATATAATTTAAAATTTTCAAATCATTATCATCTTTCTTATCTTCAGAATCATAAGAAGTTGTTGCTTCACTATATGTGTATGTTGCTTTTGGAGATTGTTCAATCAAATTATCAATAGATCTAAATTGGAATCCATCAATTGTTTGATAAAATAAAAATCCTGCTGTACCAGATCCAGAAGATTCGGGAACAGATTTTGATGCTAACCAAGTTAAAATTGTAAATGGTTTTCTCATATTTCCAACAAAACCATATTTGTTTGAGGTCTTATCAATTTTTCCAATTTTTTTCGCTATCAAATAGTCATTAAGAATTGCTCTAACAGAATTATCAATTGTTGATGATGGGTTAAATTTTTTTGGAACTCTAGAAGTTTCATTTGTAATTGATTCTCTTGAAGTTAAATGAAGAGTAAAACTTTCTCTTTGAGTCTCAGAAATTACATCAGTAATACTTGAAACATAAAGATAACCATTAGAATTTTTTGAAAAATCTAATCCTGGATTTTTTTCACTGTTTCCTGAAATTCTTATTGATAATCTCTCTCCACCTCTTAAAGGAAGTCCATTATAAATTGATTGCTTATCTCCATCTGGATTTTCTTTGGGAGCAATTACATTTCCAGTGTCCATTACTTTAATTTTGGCAGTAATGGTAGGTGAAAAAATATCTTCAAAATATTCAACTGCAATAGTACCACTACTAATATCAACAGTTCTACTTTGATCGTTTGATTCTATAATTAATTCTTCAAATATAGATTTTTTTATTGACATTATAGATACGCTAGCTCTAGAAGAAGTTTTTGCTTAATAAATCTATTTAACAAGTAAGTATTATCTACTTGACCAGTAGGTTTTTTTCCTTCTGTTGGATAAGATGCTACTGTGGTTTGTGGAGGTGGTGATGATTCGGGAACATCGACAACAATTGTTTGACCTTTTCTTTCTGGAGTAATTACTTGTTCAACATTTGATTTTGCTGTAGGATATAAATTTGCCTTCGCTGGTTTTCCAGAAAGATCCGATCCAGAAGATCCAGAAGCACCGTGAGAAACGGTAATTCCCTGACTTCCAACAATTTCTGCCTCTCTTCCATATCCTCCCCTATAATAGACCGAACCTACGGCAAAGGGAAATTTAGTTGCCGATCCTGGTTGAGATGGAAAAGTTCTTTGCACTGAAGGATTAGTTTCCTGTATATCAACTGCCATGCTGCTTCTTGCACCATGTGCTTGCTGTTCTGCAGCAATTTGAGATTTTAGAGTTGCATCATCTTTACTTGCAAAAATTCCAGCATTTCCAAAATAAACACTAGATCCTCTTGCAAACATTGCCTTTACAGCATAAAAGGCAACATCTCTAATTCTTGCAAGTATTGATGGATCATTTGTTTTGGAAGAATAATCCAAATGAAAATGTGTTGCATATAATTTATCTTTACCATTTCCAGATCCACCCTGAATAAATCCACCAGACCCACTTTGGGGTATAAGTGATAATCCAGTGGAAGTATTTGTAGGTTTTGTTGAGATTGTTGTTGGAGTTGGTTTTGCTGATTGTGTTGGTTGTGCCTTTGATACTGGAGTTCTTCTCGCCTGCTCAACAATTGCCCTTTCTTTAGTAGAGTATTTGGATCCTCCAGAAGTCCAAGGTGCTATTCCCCTTTCTTGCATTAATGCAAGTGCCATTCTATCTTGATTTTCGGGACTAAATTGATCGCTTGGTTTTAAACCTGCAGAATTCATTGCTCCTGGAAGAGTATTACCAATCATTTGATATTTTCCAGCAGCATGAACTCCCAAATCAGGTTTTGCGTTTCTTGGATATTTTCTTTCATTTTGACGATCAATGACTTCACCAATGGTCATATCAGTTAAATTTTTACCAATAATATCTTTTGAAGTTTTGCCTCCCATAGTTGATCCAACTATGTTTCCATTTTTATCAGTTCCTTGATTCATAGCATTATAATTGCCACCACTTTCTGGACCAGCAATAATATCCAATGCTTGTTTATGAATTCCTCCTACAGGGCTAGAAGGTGTTGATGGTTGAGGATAAAGTGTATTTGGCGCTTCTTCTCCTAATGGTGGTGCTTCTTCTTCAGTATCAGAAGATTGTGTAAGTGGTGTGGTTAATAATTTATAAGCTTGAAACAATTCATCATTTACAGATTGCATGGAAGAATTTAAATCTAAAAATGAATTTTTTACTCTGCCTGATTGATCAGTAAAATCAAAAGTTGCTATGTTAGTAACAACACTTGTTAAAAGAGTTCCAAAATTACTTATTATATTTAAAGTATCTCCTATAAAATCCGATATTAAACTTCCAACTTTAAATACTCTAGAAATAAATTCCTTTCCTATAAAAATTATTGTTGGCAAATTCTCAACTAACCATCCAGCAGTTAAAAATCCAAGAAATCCCAATAATCTCTGAAATGGTCCAGCAGAACTTGAACTAATCATTCTAAATCCACTTGTTGGATTTGTAGTTACTTTTGATGCTTCAATCCTATCTTCAATTTCCTTTCTTCTAGATGCTTCTCTTCTTCTTGCATCAAGAATACTTGATTTAAATGCCAATCTTTCCTTTTCTTTCGTATTAGATGATATTACTCTAGAAATTTTATTAATAGAAATATTAGATTTTAAGATTTGGTTTTTTGTAGTATTAATAGATCTATTAGCATCTTCGGATGCAAGTAAAGATAATCTAAAAGAACTGGATATAGATGCCATCTTACATTACCACATTATAATTTAACTGAGAATACAAGATATAAAAATTATCAGGGTTTGCTGAATTTATCAATGGAACATCAGTCATACTTTCACCAGTACTTGGAAAAACTTTCTGTGATTTTTGTGGAGATTGTCCAGATGATGTGACGATAACATTTGGTTTTGCTTCGGGCAAATTACCTACATTTGGAACTGGTTTTGGTATATTTTGAACTTGAGCTGGTTGTATATTTAATTTTTTCTCATTTGATTGAGTGGGTGAAGTTACTTCTGGAATATTTTGTTCATTTGTTTTAGACTCTACCTCTAATTTTTGTTCAGATTGTTTACTATCAAATGAATTTTCGATACGCTTAAATTCTGGATTTGATGTGTCAATATTGAAAGTATAATTACCAACTCCAGCAGTCATTGGTGTTTGTGGAGTAGATTTAATTTCAGGTTGTGTTGGTGCTGGTGAAGGTGTTGCTGAATTAATCTTTGGTTGTGTTGCTGTTACTGATGGTGCAGCTGCTGGTGAAGGTGTTGCTGAATTAATCTTTGGTTGTGTTGCTGTTACTGATGGTGCAGCTGCTGGTGAAGGTGTTGATTTTTGTGAATTAATTTTTGGTTTTGCTGTTTCTGATGATTTTTCTGCTGGTTTTGGTGCATTTGCTCCTGTAAGAAGGTCAGTACCTTTTCCTGCAAGTATAAATCCTGCAGCTCCACCAGCAATCATTCCTGGAAGTTTTAATGGTCCTGGCAATTTTGCCCCCATCTGAGCGCCTTTTTCTGCCCCATAAAGACTAGCAGCAGTTCCTGCTCCCGCCTGAACATTTGTTTGTCCCTCATTCTTTCTTTCTATAAATTCGGTAGCACCCAGAACAACATTAACGGCACCTTTAGCAACACCCTTAAGTACATTACCAGTATTTTTTAATAATCCACTAGTGGCACCCTCTGTTGCACCTTTAGTGGCGGCCGTTGTTGCGCCTTTAGCAGCACCACCACTAAAAATACTTTTTGCCGTAGATGTAACTGCTTTAATTGGAGCGGTAATAATTTTTCCAATCAATCCTGTAATTTTTGCAACAACACTTCCAAGTGTTTTAATAATTAAATTAAATCCACCTTTAATTGTAAAAAGAATTCCAGCGGCAATACCAAGATGTTTAATAATATTATTTTTAATCTCAGTAAGTTTACTCCTATCTCCTTGCTGCTTAGCATCAAAAAATTTAACTAACTCATTTGTTAGCCACCCAGCAAAAAGAAATGTGAGTGCCTTTTGAACATTACCAAAAATATCTTGAACTTTTGGTGTAAGTTTTTGAACTGGTATAAGAACTGCAGATTGTATTTTCTGCTCTATCTCATTTTCTTTACCAATTCTTATTTCCTGTTCTGCATATCTTCTTTGTCTTTCTGCTTCTGATATTAATCTAGATTGGTCGGAAGCACCATCTTGCTGAATTAATACTGCAATTTTTTCTAATCCAGAATTTAAAGTTACAACTTGCTGATTGAGATTTTTAACCTGAGTATCAAGTGCAATTAAAGATTGTTGATTTGTTTGTGCAAGTTGTAAATTTTGATTATTATTCTCTACATATTGGGATATAAAAGTAGTATCTCCCCTAAAGGATGAACTTGATATTTTTGTACTATTTAAAATTGCCTGCCTTACTTCTTTGGACAGCGGAGATCCTGTAATTGGATCTACTCCATTACTAGCAACTGATTTTAAATCAACTTCCGCCATTTGATTGATTCTTCAGATTTTCTTCTTCGATGTATTGTTGGAGAAGAGATACATAAATTTCTCTTTCCCAAGGTATCATATTTTCTAACTCCGTCAAAGAGTATTTATGATGTTGAATCAAAGCAAAGTTCGTTTTATAGTATGACGCAAGATCTTCATGCGACATACCTAAGCGAAAAAACTTGACAATCCCTCTAAAACAACTGTGCTTTCAACATTAGTATTTGGATTTTTGAGACTAACAGTATGAGAAAGTTTTGGCATAGTCTCAAAGAATTTTTCAATTTCTTTAAATTGATTAGAAGTTAATTGCTCCAAAAATTGAATTAGATCTTTGTTGGAAAAATCACTTGCATTCCAAGACTCTTCTTCGCTATAAACTTGCTCAATGCATGAACAGATCAGGTCAAAAGTATCATCAACACTAACATCATTAGTATTGGAAAAATTACTTTTAATAAATTCCTGTATAGATGGATACTTCATTCTCATTGTCAAAGCATCGTCCAATTTAATATCCCGAGAATGTTGATCACTAACTTCAACTTTAATTTCGTCAAGATTGATACTTACTGGTACTTTTGTTACACCATCATCTGGGCAAGTAATCAAAACATTTACAGTTTCTCCTACAGATTTTCCACGAATATTTAAAAATAGATATTCAATATCAAATGTGGATAGTTTTTCAATTTTGATTCCTCTTGTAATCAAACAGTTTGAAATTACATTTTTAACAGCATCTGCAATTTGCTTGGAATCTTCACTTTCCATTGCAATGATAAGAATTTTTTCTTCCTTTACAAGAAATGGTCTATATTTAATTGTTTTTTTAATTGAAGGAATTTCCAACTCATATGTTGGTGTAGAGATTGTTGGTAAAGGCATAATGACCTATAGAATTCAGTAAATTTATTTAGGGTCAAATTGTTTGAATAGGATTGTATGGTCCACCAACTCCTCTTGGTCTTGGATCATCCAATCTTCCCGTACCTTGATTTAGATTTCTCCAAAGCATTTCCTGCTTACCAGTAGCAAGTTTATTTGGCAATACACTATTGTCAATTGTAGCAGATGCTGGTATTAAATTATTGTTAATATTTTGATAAATTGATAAACTAGTAGTTCTTCCTGCAATATAACGATCAAATTGGAATGAAACGTTGATGAGCATTATATTTGAAGAACTATATGAAACTGGAATTGAGGATATGCTTAACGGGAAAAGTCCAATAAAGTTATACTCAATTTCTGCATTATAATCTCGATCAAATTTAATTATTTTTGTGGATTCCGATTTATAGTATTTTGGATACTGCATCCTAACAAAATATGCCTGAGATTCTTGCCGAATAGGATTAGAAACTCCTGCAATTGGATTATAAGAACCACTCGTAGTGAATTCCATCCAATATTCTAAAAATTTTAATATATTATAATTACTATCAACATAAAATTCCATCGAAATTTGAGAATAAACTTTCGAATGGGCAAATTTTTCTTGAACTCCTATATGATTATAAATCTCCCCAGATCCCAATTGAAATGTTGGAAGAGATGTGGAAGAACACAGAAGTCCAGCATCATTGGTAATAAATCTTTGAGTTATTCCTCTCCTATCCAAATAGGACAGCAATTGACCACTAAATCCACCAAATTGAACTTCATAGTGTGAAGTTTGGGCAAGATTTGAAAATAGTGGTTTAATGTCCGATATTCTACGCGGTGAAGCCACTCTAAATACCTATTATATGTCGTATTAGTATTTAGATGTCATATAAGGGAAAATATCAACCAGCATTCCCCAAAAAGTATAAGGGCGATCCATCAAATATCACATATAGGTCTTTGTGGGAACGTAAATTTATGGTGTATTGTGATACTAATGAAAATATTTTAGAATGGGGAAGTGAAGAATTGGCGCTTCCTTATAGATCTCCAATAGATAATCGCATTCATAGATACTTTCCAGACTTTTATATTAAGGTCAAAGAAAGTAACGGTTCAATTAAGAAATATCTAATTGAAATCAAACCAAAAAAACAAACAGTAGAACCAATACCACAAAAAAGAAAAACAAAAGGATATATCTATGAAGTTTATGAATATGCTAAAAATCAGGCAAAATGGAAAGTGGCGCGGGAATTCTGTGAAGATCGCCAATGGGAATTTAAAGTTTTAACCGAAGATGATTTGGGGATTAAATAATGGCATCTAAATTAACTGGATACGAGAAACAATTAGACAGTTATACTAAAAATGAATTGGTCGAAATTGCACAGAAATATACAATTTATTATATTGGAGAATCTGGTCAAGGAAAAACATCTGGTTATAGCAAATTAACAAAAGAAAAGTTAATTTCAATTATTCGTAATGATAATGACTATAAGGATGCAAATCCAAATATTAATAATAGACCAGTTAATAGAATTCAAAGACTGGTTAACAGTTTATATGGAACTGAGGAACCTGAGGAACTGATGGATTATATTTTGGAAGCACTGTCTGATGGAGGAAGTTCAAGTACATCCAAAGGAAAATACTACACCTTTTTATATTATGCAAAAACTCCAAGAATAACTTACGATCAACATCCACTTATTCTTGCTGGCGATTCTACTGCAAATGGATTTTATGGATTCAATTATCACTGGGGAAAAGTACGCCGATATACTTATCCAGAAGCTGCTAGTCCATTTTTTGAAGTTTCAGTTCGAGAATTTTATTCCTTGAAGCAACTTCCTTATGCAAAATATATTACAAAGACCTGATAAATAGTTAGAAAACAATAATGGCAGGATCTTTAAGATATCCGATTAAAAACATAGGAATAAATGATGATTATCTCAGAATAGAGATTGTTGAATATGTTCCACCTGGACTTGGGCAGCAAGGGCAAGGATTTGCATTGGGAACTACGGATCAAGCAATAAAAAATAATAAAAAACTATTACAGACGATTATATTACCAATACCACAAAATATTTCAGATTCAAATTCTGCTAGTTGGGGAGAAAATTCATTAGATTCTGTTGCGGGTGGACTTATGAGTGGAACTGCAGATGTAATGTCCTCATCAACTCCATTTAATACTGGATTAAAAGCAGTAAAAGGTGTAATTGATAAAGTTACGGGAGGAGTTACTGATGCTACAGGACAAAAAGCAGCAACGACAGCATTTACAGGATTAGCAGTACAAACATTATTAAGTGGAGAAGCAAATATTAATCAACTAGTTTCCAGATCAACTGGAGCAGTTATTAATCAGAATGTTGAGTTGTTATTTGGAGGAGTTACGATTAGAACACCATTTCAATTTTCATACGACTTGATACCCAGATCTGAAGAAGAATCGTTAGTGGTTAAAAATATTATTAGATTATTCAAACAAAATATGACAGCAAGTAAAGGTAGTGCAGAGTCTAATGGTGGAGGATTTTTTGTAAAATCTCCAAATGTATTCTTACTATCTTACATGAGTGGTGGAAAAATACACCCATTTTTAAACAAATTTAAACCTTGTGCTCTATTAAATATGGGAGTAAACTATACTGCTTCTGGACAGTATGCAACTTATTCAGATGCTACTCCAGTTCATCTACAACTAAGTCTTTCATTTCAAGAATTATCTGTTGTATATGCTGAAGATTATAATGAAGGAGACGGTACAATAGGAGTAGGTTACTAAAATGTCATACTTTAGAGAATTACCAAATCTAGAATATCAATCAATACTTTCTGATAGAGTATCTTCTGACGAATATTTAATTGTAAAAAATTTATTTCGTAGAGCAAAACTTAGAGAAGATCTTCAAAATGTTTTTACGATCTTTAATAAGTATCAAATACCAGATGGATCTAGACCAGAATTAGTTGCTAAAGAGATCTATAATAGCGCACAATATGATTGGATTGTTTTAATTGGTGCAGGAATCACTAATGTTAGGGATCAATGGCCATTATCCGATAGAGATCTTTATACTTATGCCGAAGAAATATATGGTGAAAATTTAAATGATATTCATCATTATGAGACTACGGAAGTCAAAGATTTAAAAGGAAGATTAATTCTTCCTGCAGGAAAAGTTGTTGATGCATCCTTCACTATACCAAACCAAAATTTGTTGACTCAAACTATAAATCCTGTAACTGGAATTACTAATTATGAATATGAAGTAAGAAAAAATAATAAAAAAAGATTAATATATGTTATCAAACCATCTTACTTAAAACAAATTATTAAAGATATGAGAAACAGTTTACTTTATGATGAATCTTCACAATATATTAATGAAAAATTGATTAAAACTGAAAATACTAGAAATACCTTACCATAAGAGTTCTAGATTCTTATCAAATATCATTACATATCGATGTTTGCGGGAGCGGTCTTTCCAGTCTCCTTCAGCACCTTTAATTTTGCCTCTAGAGTGTTTAGTTCCGTCTGCATAATAGAAATCTTTTTTTGCGTCTGTGAGTCCGCAATATTTAAAATTACAAGCGCGATAGATTGTACCATTATGGAAATCACTATCAGCGTAAGAGATGATTGCTTTAACTTCAGTATCCTTCCGTAACTGTCTAATCGCTCTTGAAACAAACCAAGAAGTGATATTATGCTCAGTTCGTTGAGTTTCGGGATGGATGCAGAGTCTTGATAACTCAAAAAGTCCTTGTTGTTCATTTCGTTCAAGTCCAAATGCACCTGTTGCAATTTCGGGAACAGGCAGTCCAGTAAAAATACAAACTCCTTGAAGACCACCAATATTTAATGGGCAAAAATCATTATTTTTATAAAGACCATAGTTATACCCAGATTTAAAATCTTTAGATATATCTTTAAGATAATGAAACTTCAGAAGTAACTCTGAAGATTCGGATTTACTTATGCGATCTATATAAAAATCTGACTTCATAAGAGTTTTTCTAAAGGATTTCTAATATCACTACCACTAAAATGATTTTTTAACAAATTTACTTGTTCTTTAAATTTTTCTTCTGGACAGCGTTGTCTGCCCAAATTAAATAATCTAAGTGCAATAACAACATTGCCAGGAATATAACCATCAAATTCGTCCAATCTTTCTAAACTTGGCGCAAGTGGATTATGAGATTCAAAAACTCCTTGTGGGTTAATTGGAAATCCTGTCCAATAACATTTGCCATTTTGGTTAAAAAATTGCTCAACTAAATACGTTTCATCAATAGTAACATCTAATGGTTCTGTTCTTTTGATTCCGTTTTTCTTTTCTTGTCCAGGTCGCGCAGCAGTTTTTGCTTTATGAATAAGTGCTTTCCAAGGATTTTTCATAATTAAAAAAATAGGGGAGAGGACTCTCAACTTCTCCCCCATTATAGCACAAATATCTTATTCTGCCAACTTTGCGAAGTAGGACAGAGTATCATCCTCATCTTCATCATATGAAGAAGACTTAGAAGAAGAACTCAGATTACTCAATTCGGTGCGAAGATCTTCATCAAGGTCACGAACTGGACCGCGAGAAGTCTCTTCCTCATCAGCAACCTCAGGGTCTTGACGACGAGCAGTCTTGTTGCCGAGAACATAATCAAGACGCTTCTTCAGTTCATCATAAGACTTGAACTGGTCAGCAGCAACGAGTTCTGCAAGAGAATACTGCTTCTTCCAGATTGCTTCCATTGCATCATCATCGTCCAGAAGAGCACCTTGTGCGGCAAACTCTGAAGAATCATAATTACGATAACCAGCAACATTCTTTGCCTTCAGTTTGAAGTTAGCACCCTGCCAGAAGTCAAACGGATCGATAGGAGTCTCATCTTCAAACTCTGGTTGCATTGCAGCAGTCAGTTTATCGAAGATTTTCTTACCAAACTTATAAAGGAACACTTTACCTTCGTTAGCAGGATTAGCAGGATCCTTGACAACATAGATGTTGCTCACATAAGTCAGTTTGCGCTTCTGCTTACGTGCTACTTCTTTACCAGCATCAGTACCATTGTTCCACAATTCGGAGTTGAGTTCCGATACGGGATCCTTCTGGTTCATGGTAGTAAGAGAATTCTCAATATACCAACCGCCAGGGCCTTGAAATGCGTGGGAGTACAGTTTTACAAACGGAAGATCTTCACCGTTAGGAGCAGGGAGGAAACGAATGACGGCATAACCATTGCCGCTCTTATCACATTCGAGTTTCCAAAGACGATCATCGCCAGATGATGTGTTATTATTCATTTTTTCTACTTCCTTGACCAGTTTTGCGGTCAGGGAACCAAGTTTAGATTGTTTCTTAAGATCAGAAAAAGACATTTGGATTCGTTGTGTAAATTGGATGTTTTGGATTTACTTAGATATTATAACAAAAATAATATCACTTGTCAATAAATTCCTTGAGAGACTCAATTGTTTTGTTCATACTATTGAAAAGTATATTCATATCTGTGTCAGGAGGAAATCCCATAATTGCCACAGATTTGCGAAGATTCTCTTTCATCTCAACCGCTTGTGGATCATCAGAAAGAGAAAGTCTTGTGTACATAATACGTTGCTTTTCTAGCAACTGAGTCAATTTATCAATGTGTTCCAGTTTATCTTCACGGGTCATCGAACCAAAAGTAAGAATACTTCCATAAATGAACTTTTGAAGTTCATTAATTTCTTCAAGTTCTTCCTGAATCAATTCAGAATCAAAGAATTTACTCATTTACAATTTCCCGTAAAAGTTTTTTGTACTGGAATACATCGATATTTAGAAACGGTTTGTATTTTTTAATTTTTAAACTTACGGTTTCCCACACTGGGTCCAAAAGTTTTTTATCAAACACATTCCCGAACTGGAATATTATATCATAAATCACCAGAGTTTCAATACCAATCTTCCCGCCCAGGAACTTTTTTAGAACTGGTGGATGTCCTTTCGAACAATTGAAAGCATCTTCTAATTTTGTTTCCGAGAGTAATTCTTCCGATTGTTCTTTGAACAAGTAGGTCAAACTCTGCTGTCGTTTCATCCACTCGACGTATGTTCTTTCTCCAGAATTTATAATT